CTCAAGACGTTGGACTTCGACAGCGCCACGCAGGAATATGCGCAAGTCTCTATTCGTATGCCGAAGTCGTGGAATGAGAGCACACTGACGTTCATCCCGGTCTGGTCGCACCCGGCAACAACTACGAACTTTGGCGTGGCATGGGCACTCTCTGCCGTCGCTATATCTAACGACGATGCGCTGGACGCTGCATTTGGGACGTCGGCTGGTTCGACGGACACGGGGGGCACAACCAACGATCTCTACCATGGCCCCGAAAGCGGCGCTCTGACTGTCGGAGGTACTCCTGCTGCCGAGGACTATGTCAACTTTAGAATTCATAGGAGCGTCGGCGACGGCGGTGACACGCTCGCGGTCGACGCGCGGTTGCATGGAATTCTCCTCCTCTACACCAACGACGCAACGAATGACACCTGATGACAGAATACGCACTTGTTCGCCCTGACGACACAGTGGATCGGGTGCAGCCTGATTCGCAGATTAACCCTACTGTGGCTACTCGCGCAGGGTGGAGGTGGTTGCCAGTCGTGATCGTTCGGCCCCCGATTGATCCGGCCACAGAGCTTCTCGAAGGCCCGACCTATGCGGTTGGGACGACCGAAGTGCAACGCATCTACACCTCTCGACCCAAGACCGCACAGGAGTTGGATGGGGAGAAGGAAGCACAGCTTCCGGCTGTGGCTGATGTGCTTTTGAGAGCGTTGTTCAATCACGAAAATCGCATACGCGATCTTGAACAGCGTCCGCAGATTACAGCGGAACAGTTCCGCACAGCATTGAAGGCCCTGCTCTAATGCTACTCGCTACGCAGCTTATTGGATTCGGAGCCGGGGGTGACGAAGTTGTCGGTGGAGGCAACGACGCAAACACTAAGGTCCTTCTACATTTCGACGGTGCGGACGCTTCGACCACAATTACTGACGATAATGCGGGAGGCTCAGCACATACTTGGACGGCGAATGGCAACGCACAGATCGACACCGCGCAAAGCGTGTTCGGAGGTGCCAGTCTGCTTCTCGACGGTTCGGGTGACTATGTCTCTAGCCCCGATCATGCGGATTTCGAAGTCAGCGGCGACTACACGATTGACTGTAGGATTCGAGCTAATGCCTTCGGAGCCGATAAGTGTGTTTTTGCGAAGGGCCGCACCGCCTCGAATAAATTCTTCGGTCCCTACGTCTGTCGGTACGAGAATGCGTCGGGGAACTTGGTTTTCTATTCCAGTTCTGATGGAGTTAACTGGAATATTGCGAATGCTCAGTCGTTTGGAGCAATTTCCACTGCGACTTGGTATCATATTGCGGTGGTTAGGTCGAGTAATGATTATTTTCTGTTCAAAGACGGTGTTCAACAGGCGACATTCAGCAGCTCGTTGACTCCCGACAACAACACCGCCGCCTTGTTGATTGGAAGATTTGTGGATACGAACGACTGGAATGGGTGGATTGAAGAGTTTCGACTTTCTCACTCTGCGCGATGGACTTCGAACTTCACCCCGCCTGCGTCTGCGTATAGCTGAGCGAACTTAACCTGCAAAGGAGAGCACTATGACGATGATTGAGAGGTTTAAGGACATTATCGGAAGCCAAGTGTTGACGATAGTGACACTTCAGGGCCAGTTGGAGCAAAGTTTACAGAGGATTTCGCAGTTGGAGGAAGAGCTCGCAAAACTTCGACCTCTAGCGGAGCCCGCAGCGCCCCCAAAACCGGCTGAGGGCTAACTTCTTCGACCATGTGGTAGGGTGAAGCGGAGGACAGACCATGCTGAGAGATGTTGCAGTAGCGAGAATCCAGAACGGCCTCGGCTTCACCACCGCCCTGTCCGATACAATCATTCTGCGAATGCAGGAGGAACAACGAGACCTCGAGAGGGGCAAGACCCTGCCGGGGTTTCTGCTGCTCGAAGACCAGACCCTCTCGCTTGCTGAGGGCGATACCGACGTTACGTTGCCGAGTGATTTCCTCCGCCGCAGCAACATGGCACTTCGATACATTCCGACCGGGGAGACGAATAGCATCATCATCCCTTGGAAGAATTTCGACGAAGCCTATGCGGCTATCACCGAGGATGCGGATGCCGCAGGTCCGAAAGTTGCGATATTGCGCCAGAGCGCAGTGAGGTTCCTGCCCGAAGCGGACGCCGACTACACGATCACTTGGACCTACTACCGCAAGGCCGACGTTCTTACGTCGAACATTGAGAATCTCTGGTTGGCTAATGCGCCGGAGTTGCTCATTGGTGGAGCGGGGTTGCGGATTGCGAAGGACAAGCGCGACCCGCAGGCTATTCAGTTCTTTGGAGACATGTATAAACAGGCCCGTTCGACGTGGTTCGGGGAAACGATCGTACAGGAGCAGGATGATGGTCCGATGCTCCTTGGCGCCAACGCATAGAGGTGTGCTGTGGGACTCGAAACTCCGACGTATGTGAGCGATTTCGTTCCGACGAACCCGCCATCGGGCGATCCGAAGGGACAGGGCGACGACCACATCCGGAACATCAAGACGGCGCTACAAAACACCTTCCCAAATGCGGCGAAGGCTTTCTACTTCCCCGACTCGGCGGCTAAGACTGCCAATTTCAACGTCCTAAGCTCGGATATGAACAAGACCTTCCTCGTTGATACGACGGCGGGGAATATCGACGCAACGCTGCCGTCGTTGGCATCGGGGGATGCCGGTTGGGAGTGTTCGTTCATCAAGACCAACACTGGAACGAATCCGTATTTCATCGTGCCGCCGTCGGGAACGATCCAGTCGGGAGATATCTCGGGGTTAACAAAGACCCGACGATGTATTCCCGGTGCAAGGTGTAAGGCGATCTGGACGGGAACGGCGTGGATCGCGGAGCGAGCGCCGAGCATTGGCGGCCCGGTCGGGAGTGTGATCGAGTTCGTTGGTTCCTCGCTTCCTGTAGGCTACGAGTGGCCAAATGGGACTTCGGTTGCGAGCGCGGCGCTCTATCCCGACTACAACTCCAAGAGGGGCGGATTGACGGTGCCGGATCGTCGGGGACGCGTTGCGGCGGGCAAGGACGACATGGGTGGGGCGTCAGCGAATCGCCTCACGAACCAGTCTGGCGGCCTCAACGGCGACACCCTCGAAGCGGTGGGTGGGTCTGAGACGCATACGTTGGTCGAGGCAGAACTTGCAGCGCACGACCACACTATCACTGATCCCGGACACGATCATCCGATTACCCAAGAGGCAAATCTGTTTGCGATTCGGAACAATTTGAACACTGGATCGGGCTTCACGGCTAGCACAAACGCGATCTCGTCGATCAATGTTGAGTCGAACACAACAGGTATCACCGTCGACAATGCTGGTGGAGGCGGGGCTCATAACAACGTCCAGCCGACGATCATCGAGAACTTCATATTGGTGGTGGAATGAGTTGGAGAGTAGCAAAATCGCTTGAGGTGCTGCTGCATCAGCTGAACTCGCGGTTTCCGAGCCGCGATAAGTCGAGTGATGGAGCTATCGGTGATGCGGCACATGCGAGTCGGTCGAGTGACCATAATCCGTGGGTTCGGCTGCGGGAACAGGGAATTGTCACTGCGCGAGATTTCACGAATGATCCTGCACACGGGCTCGTGAGCGATAGGCTGGCTGAGATTCTGCGCGAACGTCGAGACCTTCGGATCAAGTATGTGATTTCGAACCGGAGAATCTACTCGGGAACGAATCAGAAGAATCCGGCTTGGGTCTGGAGGCCATATGCGGGCAAGAACCCTCACACACATCATGTGCATGTGTCGGTGAAAGAGGACCCCATATTCTTCGACGACGAGAGGCTGTGGGAGTTGGATAATTTCAAGCCAACGACCGAGCAGATGAAAGCACCATTTCCGACTCCGAAGCCTGTGTTGCGGCTTGGGAGCGAAGGCCTCGTTGTTACACAGTTGCAAGAACTCTTATCCATCTACGTCGATGGCCGGTTTGGAATTGAGACTCTCCAAGCGGTCAAGGCGTTTCAGTTGAAGAACTCTCTCACGCCGGATGGTATCGTGGGGAAGTATACTTGGGAAGCACTAACGGCTTTGAAAGGAGAAGTGGACAAATGAACTCAACACAACTACAGACGACACTGGCTTCGCTCGTCACGTTCTTGGCGGGGCTAGCGGCAGGACGTGGCCTCTTTGGATGGGATCAGGCGACGTGGATCACGGTTATAACGGCAGTCGTCGGAGTCGGCGGGGCCGTTTGGGCCGCCGTTACGACGAAGAAGTCGGCTCTCGTAACCTCGGTGGCGCAGATGCCCGAGGTGGCTTCGGTGAAGCTGGAGTCGACGGCAGCGGGACAGAGTCTCGCCGCTTCGACCCCCTCGAATGTGCAGGTGGGGGGTTAAGTGGAATACCTCCTTGTGGCCCTGAAACTGCTTCCGCAACTGCTGAAGTTTGCGACGACTGTTGTGAACTATGTGCAGGCACAAGAGGCACGCGGAATGGGCCGCAAGGAGGCTATGATGGAGGCTCTTGAGATTGGGTCGAGAGAAGTCCAGTTGGCTGAGCAGGTTAAGAGGGATGCTGATAAGCTCCATGATGCCGACCCGACGGACGATGCTTTTGATCGCGAATTCGAACGAAAGACCCCCTAATGTGGTGTGTTGGGCTCATTGTGATGCACTGCTTCGTAAATGACGGTGCCACCGCGACGGCGGGGGCGAAGTTCTGCGACGTCTATGAGCCTCTGCGGTGGAATGTCGCGGATACTCGGCGGTCGAAAGAACAGATGGACCGTCTTAATCGCGTTTGGAAGCGGTTGTGCCCGCAGAGGCCAAAATGATGCCATTCGACCTGAGCGTGCTGCTTCAAGTTGGGCAGATTATCGCTATTCTGGCGGGCGGCGGGCTCGTTGCGTTTCGCCTCGGACGAACGACGGCGCGGGTTGAGGCGACTTTGAGCCTTCAAAATCGAATTCTCGAAACACAGTCGGCAGAGATTTCGGAATTGAAGAATGAGACGAAGAAACTTGGCGATGTGTTGACGGCGATAGCGGTGCAGGGGACACGGCTTGATCGCCTCGAAACCGACTTGCAAGACCTGCGGCATGGGCGGGGGTTTATTGCGAGCTCGATTAATCGCGAGTATGGTGGACGGAGTTAACAATGCCCGAAGTCGACATCAACGACATTGCTGGCAAGGGCGTCGCACGCGATGAGCCTGCGTATCAACTTCCACCGGAGTTGTGGACGCAAGCTCTCAATATGCGGCACAAAGACAACGCAATGGTTCGCATGGACGGGTGGAGTCAGGTGTTCGGAACTCCGACTGTTGCACCACACTTTGCTATTCCTGTTGTCTCGCCTACGGCGGTCTTTTGGCTCTATGTGTCGCTGGCGAAGGGCTACGTCTACGACGGTGCAAACCACACCGACATCACTCGTGCGGCGGGAGGTGACTACACTGCCACAAATACTCGTGATTGGAACGGCACGATTTTCGGCGGCATCCCCATCCTGAACAATGGAGCCGACGTGCCACAAATGTGGCCGACGTTGAGCATTGGCACCGATCTCACGGCGTTGTCGAACTGGCCTGCGACATATCGCGCGAAGATACTCCGTTCGCTCGGAGCGTATCTGTTTGCCTTCAATATCACGAAGGGAACCGACATCTATCCGCATTTGGTCAAGTGGAGTTCCGAAGCGACGCAGCCGGGGAGTGTTCCGGGCTCATGGGACGAAACTAACGACGCGGTGGATACGGGCGAATATGACCTCTATGACGTCAATTCGGGTGTGATTCTGGACGCGTTGCCTCTGGCAGGCAAGATGTATACTTATAAGGAGCAATCGACGTGGGTGACAAGATTCGTCGGTGGACGCGCCGTGTTCAGCTTCGACACTTTCCTCGAAACCTCGGGCATCCTCGCGCCTCGGTGCGTCGCGGTTACTGGCGATGGCAAGAATCAGATTGTTGCGACCCAAGACGATCTGATTATCCACAACGGAGGAAATCCGGCGTCGATTCTCGACAAGCGGTTGAGGCGTGAGGTTTTCAACTCAATCGACACGACCAACTACCTCAACTCGTTTATTGGGATAGACCCCGACTACAACGAAGCTGTGTTCTGCTATCCCTCGACCGGCGCGACCAACCCCGACAAGGCAGTTGTGTTCAACTACAAGTCGGGAACGGTGACAGAGATGGACGGCGTTACGTTCCGTAACATGGTTACGGGACGCATTCAGACAGCATCAGGTGAACTCTGGAGCGACGGCTCCGACGCTTGGGCTGAGGATACTGGACCGTGGGACATACAAGAGCGCCGCCGAACGATACTCTGCGGGACTGATGATACGAAATTCTTCAAACTCCACGACGGCACGACGCGGAACGGCGTGTCGTTTACCGGAACGCTCCAGCGAACGGGTTTGTCGGTGGAGGGGAAGAAGCGGGACGGTTCGTGGATTGTCAATCACGAAACCAAGAAGATGCTCGATCGGATTTGGCCGAAGATCAAGAACGGTTCGGTGAGCATTCGCTTCTCTGCACAGGAGACGGTCGACGGCCCTGCTGTGTGGACGACGCCGGTTGCTTTCGACCCAACGGCACAGGTGTTCTGCGACGTTGACCCGCCGATTGAGGGTCGTGCTGTGGGGTTGGAGATTTCAGCCGCGAATGACTTCCGTCTCGACGGCTACAGATTGAACGTCACGCCACTCGGAAACTATTGATGGCATACTCTCCGAAGCCGTTTGTTCAAGAGGCGACGGTTGAGAACCTATTGCGGTATGTGCAAGAGGAGCTCCAGAGCGTCTCTCGCGACTTCAGCGAATCCACAACTCTTGAGTTGAGGACTTCGCATGTTGAGCCGTCGAAGCCCCGCGAGGGGATGATTATTGCGGCCGACGGAACTGATTGGGACCCCGGAAGTGGTCAAGGCACCTACGCCTACATCAATGGAGTGTGGGTGTTTCTTGGGGAGCAGGCTCCCGACCTCAGCGGGTACATGACGAAGGCCGCGAACTTGTCCGATGTGGCAAATGCGGCAACGGCGAGAGACAATCTCGGGGTTGAGATTGGGGCTGATGTTCTGGCTTATGATGCCCAACTGACGTCGAATATTCGGCAGAACATTCAGAATGGCAACTACACGCTGGTTCTGGCAGACGGTGAGAAGCACCTCTACTATCACTCGGGAGCGGGACCGTATACTTGGACGATACCAGCGAATTCGTCGGTTGCGTTCCCTATTGGTACGACGATTTCCTTCGTGAACCTTGCGGGCGGCCCGGCGATTTCGATAGCCATTACCACCGACACGCTGTATTGGTCCCCAAGCGGGGGAACTGGCACGAGGGCACTGGCGAACTATGGGGTTGCGACGATATTGAAGTTCAACTCCGTTGGGTGGATTATTTCGGGTTCGGGGCTGTCGTGACCGCACCGTTTCAGATGTTGTTGATGGCAGGAATTGGGGCCGTGCAGCTATCGCTGCTCGACCATCGAACCTCGACGGTAGTTACGGGTTCGTTCAATTTCTCGAGTGTTGACTGTGGTGCAGGTGGCGACGTGGTGCTTGCGGCCGAAGCATTCACCGCCAACACCTTCAGCACGTTGACCATCGGCGGAGTTACAGCTACGCAGGAAGTGATTGCATCTGCGGCGAGTGGCTCGCGGGTTGCAATCTACACAGCGACGGGTGTTCCCTCAGGTCTCCAGTCTGTCATCTTTACGATCACTGGAGGGGGTGTTTCGACCCGCACTGCTATTCAACTCTATTCGATC